CCATTAGGAAAAATTCGTTGTCTAATTCGAATTCGTTGCCCTCAGTATCCGCCGTATTAATTGTTTTACGAATCGATATTCTTTTGTTAGTGTTTTCATTTATAATCGATAAACCTGTATTTTCTACGCCCGTTCCTGTTATTGCCTTTAACCCGTTTGCCGACGTGTTTTCCTTTGGAAAATCGTATTGTCCGGTAAAGTTTTTCGCTCTGGTATTTAAGTCGTTCCAACCCGTCGTGATTACAAAGTAATTACCGCTTTCGTCTATCTGGATAAAATTATTCGTCATTTTGTTTTTTTATTTAAAGTTAGTAATAAGTACGTTGCGTTTTGAACTTGTCGCCCACTTTGCAGGTTAATTTCGCCAACCTACTAAAATCGTAGTATTCAATCTCTGGCGATTCCTGAACGATTACCGCTAAATCAGTATAACGATACGAGTGATTACCGACGTTATAGTCCGATATGTATAGTTCGTTTTCACTTAGTAAATACGTTTCAATCATTGGACGTATAAAACATTCCTGTAACGGATCTGTACCGATTTCGTACGAATATAAATTCTCACGGATTACTCGTTTCATCTCACGATTACCGTAAATAATATTATCGATTTCCATGTTCGGTTGTCGCTTGCCGATAAATCCATTGAATCGAATATCCGATACCACATCCGCACCCGTAAAATTTATTTGCTCCGCTTCCTGACGTCCATTAAATATCGCCCGAATCCTTGCCGTTCCTTTGGCGTTGTTCACCGTGTACGGCTTTAATTTGTAGTTACCCCAATTTAACGTGCCTAGAATCCCGCTAATATTAAACTGAATAACTAAGGAATAACACCCCGCACCGTCCGATAATAAAACATCGTACCAATTAATCGTGCAATAAAACCCGTTCGGTTCCTGTGGTAAAGGTAGCGACGTAGGCACGTATGCCGTCGGATTACCGTTCTTCAATAACGTAAAGGTACTGGAATCCAACCCGCTCGATAGTTTAATCCATGCGCTCGTTTTATCGTTTTCCCACGATGAGCCCGATGAGCCTAAAACTAACCATTCGCAGCAACATTCGTCGAGTCCACGATCTGGTTCGCTAAAATCTTTTGGAATCTTAATCGAATCAAATTTCCAAAACATTCGGTCCTCGCGTCCGCATAAATTACAGTCAATTATTTCGCTAAAAATCTGAGCATTATTTAACGAGTGTTCTGGATTAATTAACCAATCGTCCGCAGGACATCGTAAATCACCCGGTAAACTCGCCCAATATTGAGCGGGGTCGACTATTCCAAACGCGTCGCCAATTATCCATAAATTAAACGTGCTATTGTAATATATATAATACGTCGTGCTCCCGTAGATAAATTCCCAATAGTTACGGCCATCGTAAGTACCTACAAAAGTTAAATCGTATGACGTTGTTACTTCGTCAAGCGTTATCGATATTCTTATGCAATCGCACATTACGCTACCTGATTAATAGTAACAATTACAGACGGCGTCGCTGGATGCGGAACCGCTAAATCTGCGTTTTCGTGTAGCAACTGAATCGCCGTACTGGTAACGCTGTACATTATTTGAATCGTGTCGCTTTGGCTTAAATCAAAAAAGTAATTCCATCCCGCAACTAATTTACCAGCGTTTGCCTGAACGTTTAAGTGCGTATTTGAGTTAGGAATATCGATACCGTTTTTTCTAAACCAGATTGATATTTGTTGCGTCGAACCTCCAGACGTTCTCGATAATTGCGCAGAAAATTGAACGTTAAAAACTCCATTTTTTAAAACCTCTATCGTATCAGATGCAATTAATTGAACGCCCGACTCAAAATCAATCGTACTAAATTCCATTGAATTCGGCGTATTCGCTACCGTTGCTATCTGGTTATTAACTGAATAATACGAGCCTCGTGCTAAACTTGAAAATATCGTATTTTTTATACTCGAACCGAGAATCTTTGACGAGTCGTAACCTACTCCATTGAAAAAATCCACATCCAAATAATCGTTATCGCCTATCGTAAAAATCTCGAGCGGGTAATTGTGTATTTCGTTTGCCATTGTTTATATATTTTTATTTTTAACTCATTTCCTTTAAACCACCGGACGTCGTTTGTTTGATTTGTCCGCTGTTCGTATACTTAAAATTCGGTCTCGTTTTCGTTGAACATCCTTTGATTTTTGACGTAAATTTAACGCCATTTTGTAAATTAATTTTACTCGGATCAAAATAACACGTCAATTTAACCTGATTAAAGTTCGGATAACTAACATCGCACAACGATCCAGTTAACGGCGTTAGTGGATTCAAACCGTTACCGTCAAACGGTACTGCCGTAGAACACCACCACCGAGGCGAATTCTCATACGGCTCCGCTGTAATCATACCCCACTGCGCCAACGGTACCCAAAACGTACCATCGTTCAACGTGTGCGTACATTCAATGCGCATTAATTCACCTTCGACAATTACGTTGACATTTTGATTCGTAGATTCGATAAATAACTTTATCGTCTGGTCGATAGTGGGATCCGAATCGTAATCCTTAATCACGATATCGTTATCGTTGAAAAATAGTAACCCCTCTTTTATTAACTCCAGACGAACCCGTAACGTCCACGGCGTAGTCGTCCCGTATGGAACGTAGTTTTTTGTTTGCTGATTAGGATAAAAATCCGCATCAGCATTTAATTGCGATAGCCAATATTCCCACCGATAAAGGAATGGGAAAAATATATCGACTCCGTATTCATTTATAGTATCGAAGGTCGAATTTAACTTGAATAAAGCCGATATTTTAGCCGAATTTGTATCGAATGAAGTAAACAACGGTACGGATTCATTTAATACATATTTACCCGCTACCATAGGAATTGAAGCAAAACTAAAAAATGCCGTTTGTAAATCAAAACTTTCGTTCGTTACTGGATTAAAAGCCTGTAATATTGCCGTAAAACTCTCGCAATTTTCATTTTTTGGAATCATAAACGCCCCATAAAAACCTAAATCGTCCTCGACATTTGCCTCGTATGTTATTTCGGTTCCAGTACCAGTGGTAACGTTTTCCGAATGATCCGTAAAATCTTCGACTAACATAGTAAGCGGGCCACCAATCGGCACGTTTTCACTAAGCACATCGTTAAACGCCAATAAATTAAGATTTCCAATTTTTACCCACACGTAAAATAACCTATCGACCTCCGCTTTACCTAACATGAAGTTATCGAATCCAGTACTCGGCGTAAAAGTTAATTTGAACGTCCAAACCGTACCCACCTGAACCGCACTAACTAGCGTTATATCCATGTAACCCCCATTCGGTAAAATAGTGCCCGTCTCCGTGCCTCCTATCGTCATAACCGTACTCGGTAGCAACCCCGCTAACGTACTTTGATTATCGAACTGATTTTTAAAATACGTATCGTCCTGCGGAATATAGGAAAATCCGAACGCGTAATCTATACTAGCGCAATCCACGACCACCTGTACCGTTGTCGGAATGTCAAAATAAATTTGATTGATTCCCTGAATTAACGTAGCGTCTAAAACATCCAGATTAAACGGCTCGTCAAACCAACCCGTATTGGCGTCCTCACTGATTATCGTTCTGGTATTCGAATACGGTTCCCCGAGTAAACTTTGCCACGATAGTTCGACATACAATTTTAAACAGTTATTCGATGAAAACCACGTAGAATCGTAAATCCCGCTCTGTACGACGTCAATAGTTAGCGAGTAAGTGTTATATATGCCCGACGTGCTTAAAAGCGTTAAACCCGCCGTATAATCGAATTGTCCGCTTTGTTTTGCAACTTTTACCCCTGTAAACGGGCTCGATCCAGTTAAATCGAACGTCATTTGTGTCGCCTCAGCATCGATTAAACTCAGTGAATTACCGACCGCACCGTTCTGTACGTGGTTAATTGCCAATTTTACCCCCTCACGACGTCTAGACGTAACCCCAATTATTACGCTTTCGCCTGCCGTAGCATCGTACCAACCCAATAACGTAGAAATCCCGAACGTATTTCCGCTAACAAACGTGACATTTGCGAAGTATGAATTAATAACCGTACCCGCACTGTTATAAATTATTACGTTAATCACATCACCGGTCCTGAATCCCTCGTCCTCGAACGAACCACCTAGCCACGTTATTTCGTACATTGGGATATTCAAAGTTAATTGTACGGTAACCGATGATTGAACGCTAATACTTTCCTTTAATGTAAACGTTACACTTTGAGAATCCCCCGCATTCGCCCTGTAAAACGTCAACGAATTTCCATAGGTATCTAAATACGTTCTATTTGTTAACGTTATCGGCATATCGCTCGTAAATTTTATTGATTCTGTTTATATCGTTACTCTTTACCGCTTCCATTGTTTCGCGAATATCTCGCATAATCTGGTCGGCTTTCTCCGGATCCTGCTCCGCCAAAAGTGCTAACATTTTTTCGTTTTCGTATAGCAACTTTTCGAGATTTTGTGTAATTGCCTCAACGTAGTTATTAATTTCCATTTTGTTTAATTTTTTTAATCAATCCTTATTACGTTTGTTTTGCCACTCGCCCACGATCCACGTTGTCGATAGGTAATTTGTGCAAAACTTTTTTCGTCTATCCATTCGATTTTAAGTATCTCACAAACCACCGAATTTATTAAAGCGAAATTATTTGCCAATAAAGTTACGAAATCTTGCGCTGTTAAACGCACCCTTACGTTTTCTTTTATTATCCAATCGTTTTGGTCGATAGCATTAATGTAGTGGTAATTATCCCACAAAGCGTTAGCGCTGCAAAAATTTAAGTAATCCGGACCTTGAACGTAGTTTACTTTTGACCACGCCCCAATATCGGCGTATAAAACCTTAGTAACCGAGAAAAACTGTTGCGAAATTTGCATCGCGTCCTTACGGCTATTTATTTGAGCCACAAAATTTGTACCCCCTCCGAATATTCCTGTAATCCCGTCAACGATTGCGAGTAATCCCTTTGCCAGTAACTCAATAACTGTTAACCTATCTTTACGGCTCGCCAGTGCGAACGGAATATTTACCTCGTTCAAACCTTTGATTAATACCATGTCGTTGTTCGTCACTGGAAACGCAGGTTCGGTCGCATATTCACCGTTATGCGCTCCGTAAACGTCACCCTCCAACGTATGCAAATCACTAAAATCCGTCTGATAATGTAAAAAATAACGCTTCCAAATTTCCCCGCTAGTAACTGAATACGAATATTCGTCGTCTCGATCACCCTGAATACTTAACGCAGGCAAAATTTGATTCGGCGATTGATTCTGTAACCAATCACGTCGTTCAATCCTTACCACGTTATTAATTACAAATAATCTCGCATTAAACATCGTTTCCAAAGCCTGAATAAACGCACCCACCGTCGGCGTTGTATCGCTACTGGACGGATAATTTTTATTGAATGGATTAAATAAATTTTGAATAGCATCGTAAAAAACACTGCCGTTATCCTTATTTAAAGGTACCGGACAAAGTACCCATTTATTCGTAATCATTCCAGAAACGTAGGTATATCCCAAAAACGAACACGCTTTTTTTAGTAACTCATTAAACGTAACCCCCGCTAACTCTTTTTTAGGCGGAAACATTGTGAATAATATTGTCGAACCTAACTTAATAACTGCGACCAAAACCGCTGCCGTGTAAACAACCTGTGCCGCTGCCTTTAACGCTGCCCTAAGTATCGCCCCAAAGTTCGGAACGGGCGGTATCCCTACTGGAATCGCTGCCTCGGTAACATCCGCAATCGCCTGCGCTGTATCTTTTATCGCCTGTATTAATTCCTTCGTCATCATATACGTAGCGATTCCTAACTGCAACGCCTGTTCAAGTTGGTTATCTTTTACGATAAAATAAGGTACCGTTTGCGATTGAAAAGTAACGCCAGTGGATACCATGTACTCGAATGAAGTTCCGTCCGCTTTTGACCTGAAATCGTCTAAGTGTTGACGCCTTTTAATTTTGATTTCGACCTCGTGCTGTCGTACCTTAAATTCCTCGGTGAAATCGACGTAATATTCCAAAGATACGCCACCCTCCATTGTTACCCTGTACGGGATCCCTTCAAAGATTCCAACGCTTTGTATATGCGCATCGATAATATCTTTCGCTTCACGTGGTAAAATAATCGAATCAGTATTCAACGATAAAATTTCTGGATTCCCACTAAAATCCGAAACAACGCCGATTTCTAGTCGATTTCTAGGCGTTATCTCTATGTTGTTAAGGTAATGTATCATTTGCGTACTTTAAAGCGGTTATACGTCACGGAATTGCCTCGTTTTTGGCTTTGTACTATTTCCATTACGCTATTGGTAATCTGTCCTAATTCGATATTCGTTTCTGGTTTATCCTGAATAACCGATTTTAAATCTTTTAATTCATTCACTAGTACCGCAAATTCCAGTGCCGATTTTGTTTGATTTCCGCCCTCGACAATTTTGCCGTTTTTGTATTCCTGTGCGATCCTTGCTAAATCCACGTTGCTAATCGCTCCGATTTGTTCGTTTAGGTGCTTAGGAATGACACGTTCGTTCGGGTGCAAAACCGCTTGAAATCCGCCTTTACCGTCAATACCTTTGCCGTTATTTCCTGTATTCTCCGTACCCTCCATGAACGTAGGCAACGAGCCGATAAATTGCTGTAATAACGTGGTATCCCTAATCGTTTCCGCTAGTGGATTCTTTGAGCCTGCTTCGACCTTTTGTGAATACGTAGAGTAAACCGACTCCGCTAATTTAATTCGCTGTTGGCGTTGTAATTCCTGCTGTTTTTTTCTGTTCGCCTCGTCGATGATTCTTTGCTGTTCCGCCAGTGATTCGCTTGCATTAATATTTCCAGATTCCGCTAACCCCCTTAACGTATCGAGTTGTTTTTCAGCCGCTGCGATTTCTTTATCGTACTGTGCTATTTTTTCCTGTGATAATTTGTTAAATAAATCACTGGTCGCCTTAACGATTTCTCGCTTTCTTTGCTCCGTTTCCTTTAATTTTTCTAATTCACTTTTATTGTTTTTGTCGGATTCTGCCGTGGATTCTTTGTTAAAATCCTTTTGACTGTTTAACATATCTTTGTTAGTCGACTCAACGAAATCCAATTTATCTTTTTCTAAATCGATTATTTGGTTCGTTGCGTCCTTAGTTACGATTTGATTTTCCGTAATCATATCCTGATAAATCTTCGCCTCGTCCGCTGTTAAATTTTCCTGCGCTTTTTGATAATTTTTATTAATCAAATTAATCGCTTCTGCGTTACCCTCAGCCGCTTTAATTTTCTCGTTGTATTCATCGTCGAGCGCCTGTTTTCTATCTTTTTTATCCTGCTCGTAATCCGTTAAATTTTGTTCCTGTTCAAAATCAGAAATTTTTAAAATACGATCAACTTCGAGTCTGTATTTTTCCTCGACTAATTTCTGGAATTCAGTTAAATCGAATAATCCTGTTTTCGTCACTTTATCTTTTTGTAAATCCACTTCGTCCTCGATGGAATCCGCGAGTATATTTATTTTACGTTTGTTTTCAATATCCGCTAATTTGTTTAATAACTCGGCTTGCTTACTGATATACTCGTTATTCTTTTCGAACTCCGTATTTAATTCCTTTACAGAATCCGTAGCGCCATCCGTAGCGCCTGAAACGTTGTCGGTGCTAACGACATATTTTTTGCCTCCATTGGTTAAATCGTCTAATCTATTTTCGGAATTCTGTAACGACATTGCGTAAGCATCGAACCTACCTTTTGTCGCTGTTAATTCGTCTGATATTTTTTTAATATCCTGTTCGGCCTGAATTCTTGCGCTCGGTCCCTGACCTTGTCGCTCCGAAGCCTGTGCCGCTACTAATCTTAAATTCGCCTTTTGTAAATCGCCTTCCAACTGTAATTGTTTATTGAAATTGTTTTGCATCGCCGTATTTAATGACTGCGCTTTAAATTTTAATTTCAATGTAGCGATATACGCTTTTACTTCTGCGTTAATTGCGCTCTGGAATGACGCTTCGTCCGCCATGTTTTTTAAAGTAGTTCCGTACTTGCCGTTAATTTCCGTGATTAATTTACTACGCTCCGCACTATCTTTGTTTGTTTGTTTTAATTGGCTGGCAAGTTTTAAGAATTCAACGCCCTCCTTTGACACGTATTCCGCTTGTTCTTTTTGTGCCTTTAATCTCGCTGCATTGATTTCTTTATTACGTTGTTGCGCCTCGTTTACCTTTTGCTGTCGTGAATACAACGCGTATAAGCCGATTGCCAAAGCCGTCACCCCTGCAACTACTAACATAACTGGATTCGCTAATAAAGCCGTATTAAAAGCATATTGCGCACCGGTTGCAACCTCAGTCGCTGTCGCCTCCGCTACCGTTGCACCTGTATTCGCTATCGTAGCGACCGTTTCCTCAGCCGTAGCAATCGCACTCGCTTCAGTTAATAAAACCCCCTCAGCATCGACGACATTCCCTACCTCACTCGTTGCTATATTAGCCTCCGTGGCAACTGTATTCGTGGTAACCGCAACCGTGTTAGCGTTTTCCGCTGCCGTTTGTGCAACCGTAGCCGTGATATCCGCTGTTTTCTTTTGGATTAATATACCAGATTTTACCGCAGCCGCTGTTAAACCTGTTCTAATTTCTGTTAACGCGTCCTTTAATCCACCCAAAGCGCCTAACGAATCCGCCAAACCTCCTAACGCTTGTAACTTTTGGATGTTTTTTAACGTATCCTCGTCCTCGACTCCGAGTAATTGCATACCAGAAACAACGCCCTGAACGGCCCTCGTTGCTAATTCGCCGGAACGAGCGAAAGCCTTTCCGAAATTTTCCACTGCCGAACCTGCCGTTGCCTGAATAACCGCTTTCGTATCCGCCATTCGGTCCCGTAACTCTCCCGCTCTTGTCGCCATTTCCTGAAAACGTGGGTCGGCCTCGTCCATGTTCATCATTTCCTGCGTGAGTTTTCTTAACTCCGCTTTTAAATTCGTAACCGCTCCCTCGTAATTTCCTACATTCCTTTGATTATCTCCGACCGTTTTATCCAGTGATTTTAATTGCGCGTCCATTTTCTGAGCGTCACTCGTTGTCTCAAAGTATTGCGCTGCTAACTGGTTATATTCTGCCGAATTTCTTTTGCCCGATTGTTCTAATTTTAATAACTCCGCGCCTAATTTTTTGGATTCATTTTTTAAATCCCTCGCTTGTTTTTCTAATTGTTTGTATGCGTTGCCCTCATTCGCTGCAATTTTTGCCGCTTTTTCCTGTATTTTATTTAACCGATCCTGTTCTTTTGCTTGCGCTTGTGCGGTCCTTTGTTTTTGCTGTGCGACCTTTTCCCGTTCCTGCTCGGCTTTTAACGCTTGCTGTTCGGCCTGCGCTTTTAATTTCTCTATCTTAATTGAATTCTCTACCGCCTTACTTGCATCCTGTGTCGCTTTCGTAAAATCGTGGATTCCTTTGGTCGTAGTCGTTGTGGATTTTCCTAAAATATCTTTCGTAGTCTGCGCTAATTTTTTAAACTCCGCATCGACCTCCATTAATTGTTCGACAGTTTTCTGTGCCGATAATCGGATACCTTCGAAAATGTCCTCTTTATCGAATATATCTGTGCTACTTATTTTTTTCGCCATGTTCTAATTTATTAATTCGTTCGTATTCTTTCATTAACGTAAAGTATTCACTCGCGGTAATTTCCTTCGACCGAATCCAGTAACCCACAAACCTCGATAAATAAACGAGCGATTGTTCAATACTGACGCCCTGCCCGTTATTATCCAGTAATATTTTTAAATTCTGAATTTCGATCTCTAACAAAGTTAACGAAAATCTGTCTCGTTTAATAACGTAATCTAACTCGATTAACGCCTTTTTACGCATCGCCTTTAACATTTGTTCATATTTCTTTGATAAGCCATGAGAATCGATGTAATCATCATAAATAGCGTACCACGCCTTTACGTCCCCCTCCTTCGTTCCCTCTTTGCCTAATCTGGTAAAAGTTAAATCGCCTTCCGTACATTTAATCCAGTTAAATAACGGGATCTGTTCGACGTTTAAATAATACCTATCGTTTAATCCATTCTGCGAACTCAACTCGATATCGCTCTTTGATTTCTTCGCGTAATTTTTGTAAATTTTCTTCAGTAATCCCGATAATATTTTCACCATATCTATAAAATAAATTCGTTTCTTCGCCCGTCTGGTTATCGACCTTAATCGGGTCCGCATCGATTTCGAAATAATCTTTGCTAATATAAATTATCATTGATTCATAAAACGCACCTGTATCCTTTAACGTGTACGGCGTGCCCTCCTGTTTCGCAGGATTCATTAATTCGGTAAAATACGAATAATATCCGATGACCTCCCCATCCGAATCGATACCCTGTTCAAACAACTGGTCGATACGAATTAAATCTAAAATCCATTTTTTTAATTCTGGATCCGATAAAGTTTTGCGCCATAAATATTCGCTTTGTTCTATCGACATTCTGTTTAATAACGCACCGAGTGCCGTGTCCATTAATCCCATTCGTAATAATTTTACTAATTTATAGTGCCGCTGTATCCCTTACGTGTATTCCGTTCTTTCGTTCTCAATTTTTTAATATCAGTATACCTCAAAGGTAGTAAAATCGCTTAAATCAACGCTTTTTAACCTTAAAATCGATATGCCGTTTTAGCCGTTTTGCCCGTTTTTTATCAGTTTATACCCTGATTTTTTGCCGTATTTTTTCAGTTTATACCCTGAATTCTGTCGCAAGTATCTCCTATATTTGCGACATTTTTGACATAAAAAAGGGCGAGAATTAATCCCGCCCCTCTTTTTTGATACGCAAACCTTACCAGATTATTACGCTGCTGTAAACGTAATCGAACCTGTAAATCCTGCTTTACCGACGCTTAAAGTGTACGAATCACCAGTAACGAACGCAGCCAAAACTGTGTACGTTCCGTCTACCGGCTCCGATACTCCAGTGATTGTATATGGCGCACCGTTGGTATTATCGTATAAATCAAAATCCGCCAATACGGCACCTTTAAATTTAAGCGGATTAATAGCCGTACCGTAATCAAACGTAGCGTCTACGGTGATTGAAACGGTCGCAACCTGTACTGGATTAATTAAGTTTACGTCAAGTAAACCAGTTAACTCGTTAAAGTTTTGAGACGCCTCATCGGTAGTAATCATCCACATCGTAGACTCGTCAAAGTAACGATCGAAATCGAATCCTAACATTATTTTTTGAACCGTTGAATCGGTAGAAAACATAAATTTCGGATCCCATGATTGATTGTCGACTGGGATAGGATAAAGGTAGTTCCCCGCTTTTGAACCTACTAAATTACCGTTGATATCAACGATATAAACCCCAAACTCAACACATCGACCGCTCGCCAATTTACCTAAAAATTGCGGAGTAGCATCATACGCCCACAATTCACCTGTAAACGAGCGCTTACCTTGACGTAGATACGCCATTCGTCCGCTGTTCGCTTCCTCAAATACTGTATCCGCTTTCGGAAGTTCAACGTTTTCAAAGGTAGGTAACGGATACCATCTTTGCGACTCGTCTGTGTCATTAATTAAATTCGCCCATACCGGCAACGCTGCCACTAAGTCGATTCTATTATACGCTCCCGCGTTGTCTTGAATAGGCACTAAAATCATTTTACTCGTTACGCTTTGTAACGGTAAACAACCCGGACGGCCTGTATTCGATAGTCCTAAATCGCAATTACATCCTGCTGACATTTTATTTATTTTTAAAAATTAAACAATTTAACATTTACAGTTCGCTTTGTACTTCGTCAAACGAACCCTTAATTCAACCCCACTTAAATTCGCATCGAGTATATTCTGGAAAATTCCCTCTCGCTGTTCGGTCCCGAACCTGCTAAACGTAATTAACTCAAAATCTTCGAGCGTTTTAAAACTTTTATTTTCATTCACACAACGAATAAACTCCCTCGATAATTTTTCCATCGGATACATGACATTCGCACGATGGTCCGCCGTATAAAATTGAACCGAATCCGTTTCATCTAAAAAGAATAACCGAACATCTGCGTCAAAATCGTACGTACTTTCCCTCCCGTACTTTGTCATTCTGATTACTTCGAGTAACCATACCAACGGTAATTTACTTAATAGGTTATTACTCGCAATCGTCCACTCGCGATTCGCTGCTAACATCGTGCCCGTGATCCAGAACGGCGCAGGTAAATTTATTACCCCCTCCAAATCGTTCGTATTGTTTTGTTGCACCGGTTCCCATGTTACCCACTCGTCCGATTCAACTGTTAAAATACGATACTCGTCTCCGTTAGAATCCGTCACAATCATTAGCGGTTTTATCCACTTAGTATCGCACATTTCTGTACGATCATTAATTGAATCATAAACCCCTACAACAGTGTTATCGATTGCCGTAAATACCTCTTTAATTACCTGTGATACTTCGCCCGTCATATCCAGTACGCCATTTGTTTCGCGTATCCGTTTTGCTTTGTGAAATCGCCGATACCTACCTCGGTAACCTCAAAAACAGCGTTAAACGTATTACCGTTTCCTTGCACGTGTATGCGGTCCCCAACGATAAAATCTAAGGTATTTTGCGCCACGCTTGACAACAAAGTAATATCGACTAATTCGCCATTCGAAATCGCATTAACGAGTACATCAGCATCGAAATTCGAGCCCGTCTGGTCGATTGTCAAAACGTCGTTAATCGAATAGCCATAACTAAAATTAGGCGTGCCGATTGTCGCTTGTAACACCGCTCCTGTATTCGGGTCCGCTACTATATTAGCACTCGCACCGATTCCGCTACCTCCATAAATTAAAGGAACGTTATCTTCGTCTACATATCCAGTACCGAAATTATTTAGCGTGATTCCCTGAACACCGCCAACCGATAGCGCTTGCGTATTTACCGAAGCCGTTCCGTTAATTGTACCTTTTGAATTCTGTATCGAATCCACTACAATCGATTGATTTGCTCCCGTTCCTCCGCTGCATTGTAATATGTCGCCTACCGCATGACCGTAACCCTGTTGAATAATTGTAAACGTTAAAATAGCGCCTAAATTATCAATCGAATCGACCTCGATAGTCATTCCATTATTACCGCAAAACACTATATCGTTAACCGTATACCCTGTCCCGAACTGGTCAACCGATGCACCTGTTACCCAACCATTAACCACATTAATAAATACTGTGATATTGTTCGGGTAATTTGGTGCCGTATACAATAAATTGACTCCGACGATTTGCCCCGTTTGCGTATTCCTGTTTAAAAACATCCAATCCCTGATCGCCATAAACGTCCGTACCGACTCGTTGTACCGCGTCCAAATCATTGACGACAACGTACTTACTGTGTTACTTAATTCGGACTTATTCTGGACGTTTCCGTATGGCGTCATTTGATTTGTTAAATCTTTGGAATATTCAAAATAAATAAACCCGAGTAACATTTCTTTAATACCCTCACTCACTAACATAACGAATAACGTTTGGTCAACGGCAAAGGGATTAAAAACGAACTGAAAATTCGGTGATTTTGGTTCGTTGGTTTGTTGGTCTATATCCGACATAAAATCCGTATACAAATCCGCACCAAATAACTCTCGCAAGTATCTCGGTTCGTATTTATCTATGTACGCTTGTATGTTATTTGTTACATACGTTCCCGAATGTAATTGATATTTACCGACGAAATCAGAAATTGTTACTATCATTTGTTTATCTATTCTTTTTTAGGTTCGCAATACCTTGCTTAAGGAAAGTTTTTAAAATCGCACCTGTAACCCTCCACATCGTGCCTCTCGGCATTCGTTTATCCTTACCGGTTCCGACGATCTGGTATTCCGCTTTGTCATCGATTTCGATATCCAGAACGAATTTATCGTCTGTTTTTTCGATAGTCACGTCAACTCGTGGCGTGTCGATTTCTGCACGAAATCCTGTTTCGTCTTTTACGATTTCCGCATCGAATTTTTCTGTATCGATTGATACTTTGAATTCTTTATCGGCTAACTTTCCTTTACGTCTTTTTTGCTCGCTCATCGTGTGTGAATTATATTAAAATTATAGTGCCGCAATCGCAGTCGTGAAATCACCTGCAACGAACGCACCTGTATCGTTAGCCTTAACGAAACAACACAAACGTGCCTCGGCTAAGATTGATACCATGTTACGAGCGAAATCGTCGCCTTCGTATCCTACTTGAATGTTAACACCTTCACGTACTCGTACGTTAAATTTAGTGAAATCACCTACTAAGAAATTATCGGCAGTCATGTTCGTAGACGAAATTATCGTTAATCCGCTTAATTGCATATTCGGAGCGATGCCCTGTGCAAAGTTCGGGTACGTATATTCTCCGCCTGTCGCTTTGCTTAACTCAATACGAGCAACGTCCGCAGGATTCAAAACAATATGCGTAGGATAAAAATCGTTTCCTTCAACCTGTGCTTTACCGATTCTCAAAACGTCAATAACGTTCGGTTGTGGAATTGCACCCGCAAAGATACCCGCAGCCCATACCGTAGAATTCGCCAAAACACCGTCTAAGTTAGCGCCAACACCGTTACCGTTTAATAAACCGTTATCGATATCCTGCATAACTTCCGCCATTAAATCGTTGTTAATTTCCGATTGAACGAATGACAAATCCGCTAACATTTCTTTGGATACTTTGATAAATCCAGCGATTTTTTTAACCTGAACGGATACTTCCTGATACGATACTTGTCCGTTTGCCTTAGCAACCGCTTCCGCAACTGGCGCCGTAGTAGATGCAACCGTTTGTTGAATGTAGGTTACGAACTTACTAGACGTTGTACCAACGTTAGAAATTTCCATTATTCGACGAATAGGTCGAGCGATTTGATTAACTCCCGGCTCCAAAGTGGATAACGCAATCGTACCACTGTAATCGCCAGTAATAGTCGTGTCGGTTTTTACCTCCAAAGCAAAACTATTTTTTTTCTCGATCACTGAATCAACGATTTCGGCGTGCTTTTCAGCGATAGCCATGTTAATCGCTTGCTTTAAATTTTTAGGTGCCGATTTCGTGCTAACTTTAGCCGTTTCTTTCATCGCCTCTAATTGACCTTCGAATTTAGCGATTGCGCTCTCGATAGATGCGCTTTTGCTTTCTAGGTTACTCAATTTACCTAACTCGGCTTTAATAGCGTTTAAATCATCGCTAGTCGCCATTCCTTTTGTTTTCTCTACGAACAAAGTGTTTAATTTTTCTACCACCTGCTCCGCTGTTAAATTTTCCATTTTAACTGTTTTTTGTTTTTAATTAATACTAAATTTTTGCGTATAAATCACTCATGACCGCACCCCAATCAAACCCGCTTTCTTTTGGCTCGCTGCTTTTTACCGAGTGTTCTTTATCGAACGGCTCCGTTTCAGCGAGTAAAATTAACTGATTGTTAAGATATTTTAACCGCATTTCCAACTGATAACCTCGCTCGTCCGAGTAATTACCAGTCGTTAACGCTTTAATTGTTTTTTCGATTCCTGTTTTTACTTTACTCATCTGGTCGGCTTTGTCCTCCAAAGATTTTACCGCCACTACATTCGTAAACTCATTTGAGCCAAAAGTAACCGCCGAACCTTCATAAAGTTTTAACTCACTGATTTCGTAGAATCCGCCACCCATAATATTCGGATCCTCAACGAATCTAATTTTATCCGTCATGTACTGGAATCCTATCGAGTGTTCGCGTATTATTTCCGATTTGTAATCCTCCCACGCATCCGTTCCCTGTGTCGAATTCCCCAACTGTCCGACAGCGAATAACCCCTGTTCGTCCTCCTCGATTTTTAACCATTTTCCGATTTGTTGTTCCCAATCGTGATGACGCAGAAACGCAATTTTTCTATTTGAATTTGCTTGCGGTCCACGTTCTAAGATTGATTTCGTGAACGCTCCACGCCGAATAATATCGTTATCCGAATCCAAAATGTCGAACTTAGACAAATAAACAGCGACCTCTCGTTTGTCGTTGTCCATGTCTTTAATCTCGCTAAAGGTCTTTACATTGTACATCGTTGTGTTTTTCATTCTTATAAATTCATATTTAACAAAGTTTTGATTTCGTCACTGGAAAAATCAACCCCTAAATTACGCAATTTTTCTAACGTCTCCGCTTTGATTTTGTTCGTTTGTGCCGCCTGCACCTCATCGTCCTGCATAACGGGTAAATGATGAAAATTTGCCTCTAAATAATACCCTTGTTCATGTAACCCCCACTGACGCATTATTGAATCGTACATCGATTGCGTCTCTGGAATAATCGTATCGGTGTAAATCATTCGAACGGAATCCCTTACATTAGTAAACGTCGATCCAGATTCGCTACTAAATATATTTGAATTCAAACCATACGCATCGAACAACGCCAATTTATCCGCACTTAACTCCTCAAATAATAATAAATCTTTTGTAGGGAACGACATCGGCTTCCAATCAATTTCGGCCTCGGTTATAATTAATTCGTCCTTACTTCTACGATACCAATCCTGTTGAACTTTTCGCTTTTCCTCGGGCGTCATCGGAATCGCTCCCGCCATGTCCTGTTTTTTAGCCGATAGGATACCAATAGCGCCAATATTTTCAAGCAAAACGTTACGCTTTTTGTACTGTGCTCGAATATTTGACAAAGGATATTTTAACGTCTCGACACGTCCTATCGGTTTAATGATATTCATACCGTCATCAGTAACTAAATAAACCATGTCGAGCCAATCGATACGCTCAACCTCATCGTTATCGTACTGGAATTCAAATTTTTCAATTAAATCAGTGGCGTCCATTTGCTTTAATTTTTTACCACTGGTAAAAATCTTTACTTTGTCTGCCGGTAGCGGGACCATTAAATTACGGATCCCTGCCGTTCTCGCAGGTGCGTATGCGAATGCGTTGTTATATAAACCGTCCTGAACGCTTAAAGAATAAACCACATCGGACCACGATTGCACTGCGTTAGGCTTATCGATTAAATCTAATAACCAGTGCGACTCGACTTTGTTACCGTCCTTGTCAAATAATACAGGGATGTTCGATGACATCATCGACGCTCGTTTATCAATTACCGCCCTTAATTCTGGAATCTCGATATACAATTTCCACGCATCGTTGGTATCAACCCAAACCGCCTCTTTTTTACCCCAGATTTGCGATTGCGTAGGGAATAATCGGGAAAATTCGTCAATATATCTGCCGTTTTGATTGAAATTTAACCCGAAAAAACGCTCCCAAAAGTTTATTAAATTCATGTATGTTAGGAATTTTAATTTAAAATTACGTATTTATTTTTAATAACGATTGCGCAAATATCGATAATCCTGCAATACAGTCCGGTGCGTCGTCATTTTTATTTTTTCCTTCCTTACTAAACGCCAATACATTCGCTATAAATTGGGTCGAGTGATTGTCGTCATTCTGGACGAATATAAATTCATTCTGTACGTATACGCTATTCATGATTATTCGAGTAATCTTATTAACGGTATTCGCAACCCCTAATATTTTACATTCCGTTAACCCCTGCAAATGACGACCAAACATTGCGCCCATGTTATTTGATTCAACCCTGCAAAATCTCGCCCCCCATTTATTTAATACCCCAGCGCACAAAGGTAACGTTACGTCCGTGTTTTCCCTACTGAATACGTAATCTACGACGTAAATATTATTCTTTACCAGTACCGCCACCGCTAACGCTGTAAAATCCTTACCTTGATCGGCTACGTCGATATATCCTATCGCTGCCTCGACTCCAGTGTGATTTGTTTCGCTTTTATTGCTATCTAATAACTGCGCAAATTGATCCTTTGCGATATACTGTAAACTATTAAATAAACGGCCCTGAATATCGACCGGCTCTTGCTGATATTCTGCCGACCAAATTTCCGCACTGGTACGTTTTCTTTTTTCTAAAAATTCCTCCGTAGTCATTACCGCCTCGCAGAACGATTTGCCCTCATTAGTTAGCGCCGATATTACTATCGTTTTATCGTAGATACCCTCCTCGGTATTCCTGCCGATTACGTCATTCAACGACCAACGTGTGCCAATATCCACCCGAGCGCAACCGCTTTCGAATCTGGAATCGTGCGTCGATTGTTTCCACTGGTGAATACGATCATTAACCGTATCGCTCAAAGCGTCTTCGATACCTCGGTAAAGGTCATCGGTAATCGCTACCTTAGTCGCACCGAATCCGATAATCGTACCCCCAACCCCCGCACCAAAGTACCCGACCTGTTTTGATTCTGTTAAATTCCAACCTTGCAAGTTCTTTTTATCGTCACTAAGCCGTATGCCGACGAATACCTCACGAAATTTGTCGCTGTTTATAATTGCCCTTAC